ATGAGCATTGAGACACAGGCCACAACTATTGCCCAGTTCACGTCCTACCTTGACGAACTGTCCTTAAAGGACATCACGCCTTTATACCGGCGCCAGTCCATCCAGAGGCTTCAGGCATTCCGGGCCTTTCTTGAAGGACAGCCCCCATCAGCCTACCTGGGAAAGAGGTTCCTGGCTATGCTTCGCGACCAGGGCTACAAGCCGACAGCCATCCAGGCATACTACTTCGCCATAAAGCCCTTCTTGGAGTTCATCGGGATACCCTTCAAGGTCAAGCTTAAGAGAGAGCGTCCACTGCCCGCCTACCATTCCATAGACCAGCTAAACACTATCCTGGCCATCATCGCCAGCCGCACTGACAGATGGGCGAGGGTTAAAGAACGGGACACCCTCATAATGTTGCTTTTTGCCTTCACCGGCCTGAGGATCTCAGAGCTGGCGAACTTGCGTCTCTGCGATATCTCTAATGGATTTATCTACGTGAGGCACGGAAAGGGGGCCAAGGATAGAGCTATACCGTTATCTAAGCGCCTGGTCAAACCCCTGAAGTCCTATATCCGTAACAATGGTCTGAGCCCCTCCGACAAGCTTTTTGCCATAAAGAATAAGGAGTTGTACAGCATCGTCAAGAAATACGCCCTCGCTGCCGGCATCGATGACCTCTCCCCCCATGGGCTGCGCCATTTCTTCGCTACAACCCTGGTAGAAAGAGGCGCCAACATTCGTGCCGTCCAGGAACTCCTGGGCCATGCACGGATCCAGACCACCGCCATCTACCTTGACGTCGTCCCCCAGCATCTTAAAAGCTCAATCGACCTGCTTGATAAAAATGTAAGCGGAAGTAAAAGCGGAAGTAGAAGCGTTACTTTATATACCTATCCCTGGAAGCATAGAAGTAGAAGTAAAAGCTTAAGCTTAAGCTTAAGCAATGAACGAAAGGGGGCGCCATGTGGCTCAAAATTAAAGAGGGTGAGACCGTCAATGCCACTATCGATTTCAGCTCGATCAAGAGCGTCACCAAACACTGGACCGGGCAGCGAAGCGAACTTTGCCTCGGGAGAGGCTGCCCTCATTGCCTGGCCCACATCCCTAAAAGATGGCGGTACCAGGCCAGACTTATCGTTCATGGGGGCTCCCTCGATTGGGAATTCGGAGAGCAAGCCATGATTGAGCTAAAGGCAGTCCCTCATGACACCAACCTCGCCCACATCACCATCACCAGGCTCGGCGACGACCGCAGTACCCGGTACCGTGTTTTACCAAGCGAAACGAAGCCAGAAAGTGCAGCAGCTCATTACGACCCCGAGGCAGCAATACTGGCCTCAGACTTTCTCAGGAGGAAATATGGAACCCATGACAGCGACCAAACCAAAGAATGAAAAGGGCTATCACGTCAGGAACTTTGACCCGAAGGCTCGACGCTTGGCCAAGGCCGGAGCGTCAGTGGCCGGCGTCCCAATCGGAACCTGGATAGCCCAGGCAGTCAAGGAGAAGTTCAACCGAGACATAGCTAAGAAAGGAGGCGAAGATGAAGGTTGAAGTTTTTTTGCCCGATATAACGGGACTGGCCACCAAGACCAAGTTCAACGATGAGGGGCTCGTAACGACTATCCGGTTCGACACTAAGGTTCACCCGGGGGTGCTCGCCCGCATCCTTAATCTCCAGCGCCAGGGGTGTCCTTTACTGGCTACTATTGGCTCACCTCAAGCGACCCTGGACCTGTACGTCCAGGAGGAGCCTGCAGGCGCCCAGCCTATGAGCGATGCCCCCGGGAAGGAGCAGTTGCTATGAAATTAACAATACTACGAGTAGCACTCGAACGTCAAGACTATAACCTCGCAGCTCACGTTCTTGTCTATGGTTTAGTCAAGGCGAAAGTAGAGGAGACCAACCAGAATGGCAAAAAGAGGAGCCCCCAAGGGCAACCAAAACGCCCGTAAGCACGGCTTCTATAGCCGGGCATTAACCGAGGCGGAGAAGCTGGAGATGGAGGAAGCCAGCTATGTCGAGGGCATCGACCAGGAGATTACATTGCTTCGCATAAAGCTCAGAGACCTGGTTGAGAACGAGCCCGACCGCATAGACCTGCACCTCGAGGCAGCCAATACCATCGCCCGCCTTGTTCGCACCAGGTACCAGATATCTAAGGAGCAGAAGAACTCCCTCAAAGAGGCTATTACTAAAGTACTAACCGAAGTCGCCGGTCCCCTGGGCATAGGTATCAATATAGCAATGAAGGCAGCAGGTAAATGAAGCTAAGGCCGTATCAACAGGACATAGCCCGGGCCGTCCTGGCCAGCATTCAGGAGGGCAGCGGCTTGACGTTCTCTGTGGAGATGGCCCGCCAGGGGGGCAAGAACGAGCTATCAGCTCACCTCGAGCTCCTCCTATTGACCCTGTACATGGCCAGCGGCGGCAGCCTGGTTAAGTGCTCGCCAACCTTCAAGCCGCAGACTATTATCTCGATTCAGCGGCTCAGGGAGAGGCTCGACGAGTTCGGCTTCGACGGCCTCTATCATACCGAAATGGGCTATATCGTTGCCCTGGGCAGCGCCCGGGCTGTGTTCCTTTCAGCCGAGGAGTCGGCCTCGGTCGTAGGCCACACCGCCGACATCCTCCTGGAGATAGACGAGTCCCAGGACGTCAGCAAGGAGAAGTACACCAAGGAGTTCCGACCTATGGGGTCATCCACCAACGTCACCACCATTTGCTACGGCACAACCTGGGACGATTCCACGCTCCTCGAGGAAATAAAGCTCACCAACCTGGAGCTCGAGAAAAGGGACGGAATCAAGCGCCACTTTAGATTTGACTGGCACGAGGTCGCCAAGTACAACCCAGACTACGCCCGCTACGTCGAGGGCGAGAGGGTCAGGTTAGGCGACGAGCACCCACTCTTTAGGACCCAGTACCTTTTATTGCCAATCAGAGGGGGAGGGGGATTCTTAACACGCCAGCAAATCGTTCTGATGATGGGCGCCCACCCACGGCTTAAAGAGCCCCAGGGCAAACGTATCTACATCGCTGGCATAGACCTCGCCGGTGAGAGAGAGGAAACCCGAGAGGCCGCCCTTATGGCAGCCAAGCCCAAGCTCGATTCAACTGTCATCACCATCGTCGAGGTAGACTTGCTCACCACCCAGCGCTCCCAGCTTTCCCTTAACGAACCCATCCTGAGAGTCATGGAGCAGTACCAGTGGACAGGGATAGCTCACAGCACGTTGTACCCTCAAATAGTGGATATCCTCAAAAAGTGGGATTGCCGCAGGGTCGTAGTCGACGCCACCGGTATCGGCCAACCCGTGGCCAGCTTCCTGAGAAAAGAGCTCGGGTCCCGGGTGGTCCCCTTTACTTTCACCCAAAAGAGCAAATCGGACATGGGCTTTGAATTATTGTCGTTCGTCAACAATAGCAGGGTCAAGCTCTATAAAGGGGACGGATCCAAGGAATACCAGGAGACCATGCTCCAGCTCGAGAGAGCCAGGGCCCAGTACCGCCCCAACCAAACCATGAACTTCTACGTCGACCCCTCAGAGGGGCACGACGACTTCCTGATGAGTCTGGCCCTCGCAGTAGAGGGCGCCAGAGACTTCAGCCCCAGGGCAGCCAAAGGAGGCTTGAGAGATGACTGAATTTACCCCAGCTTCTTTGAATCGCATGGACACCCAACGCCTGGCCACCTATCGCACCAACCTCGATTTCTACCAGGGCAGCCAGTGGCAGCAGACCTCACGCCATCGCCAGCTCGTCTTTAACTACGCCAAGGTATCGATTGATAAGGTCACCAGCTTCTTGATGCAGGGACTGGGCTTTGCCTGCTATTCTGGCGAGGAGACCGACGAGCTCAAGGCCCGGGTGAGAAAAGCCGAGCAGCTCCTCCGCCAGGTCTACGAGCAGAACAACCTCCAGCAGCTCGACTGGGAGACCGAGATCGACGCCGCGGTCCTGGGCGACGCCTGCTATAAGGTTATTTGGGATGCTCAGGAGAGGCGCATCAGGATTACAGCCCCCGATGTCTCCGGCATCTACGCCTGGTGGCTTGGCGACGACGTCTCTAAGGTGTGGAGAGTGGCCTCTCGATATACCTTGACCCAGGATGAGATTCAGCTCCTCTATGGCCGAGCCATCGAGAAGAAGCAAGCCACCATCACCGAGCTCTGGACGGCCAGGGACTTTGAGCTCTACCTGGACACCGACCTCATAGAGGCCAAGCCCAACCCCTACGGCTTCATCCCCTTCGTCATCTTCCCCAACCTCAGAGAACCCAAGAAGTTCTGGGGCACATCCGATATCCCCTCCATTATCCAGCCGCAGCGGGAGCTTAACCGAGCCCTGAGCCAGCTCTCCCGCATCTTAGAGCTGTCGGGCAATCCCATCGCCGTCCTGGAAAACATCGGCTCGACCGAGGATATCAAAGTCCAGCCCGGGGCCGTGTGGACGATACCCGAGGATGCCAAAGCCTACTTGCTCGATTTACTCCAGGGCGGCGGAATCAGATTGCACATAGACTACATTGACCTGGTTTACCGCACCCTGCACGATATCTCTGAGATGCCCAGGGCAGCCTACGGCGGCCTCGAGAGGGACCTCTCCGGGGCAGCCATGAACATCGAGCTGGGAAGCTTAGTCCAGAAAGTTACCCGGAAACGCATCATCAGGACCAACGCCTATCACCAGCGCAGCGACATGATTTTACGTCTCGCCGAAACGTTCACGGGCGAGAGCTTTCAGAACATACACCATCGTATATTGTGGGGGCCTATCTTGCCCCAGGATGCAGCACGCCAGGCTCAGAACGAGCAGCTCTTAGTCCAGGCCGGAGTCCACAGCAGGAGGACGGCCATGGACGAGCTCGGGATCCAGGACCCCGATGAGGAGTTCAACCGCTGGCTGGAAGAGAGGAAGAAGATCCTGGAAATGAATAAGGAGTTTAGGGCACAGTCCACGAGAGGCGGAGCGAGAGAGAGAGCGACAGCCTCAGAAATGGAAGTGCCTGAGTAATAACTCGCAAAGGAGTAACTATGCCACCAGAAGAAAAACCACCAGAAGAAAAGAAAGAACCCCAAGAGACCCCGGCCGCAGCTCCGGAAAACAACGGAGCAGCCAACCCCGAGGACCTGGCCGTCATTAAGGCCGAGCTAGAGGAGGAGAGGAAGGCAAAGGCCACTGCTGAGGCTGCCCTGGCCGAGAAGGACACCCTTATCGCCGACCTTCAAACCCAGCTAAGCGAAGCGAAGAAGGGAAGCGAAGCGACCGTGGCCGAGCTCGGCCAGCTTAAGGAGGCTCATGCCAAAGCCGTCTCTAAATACCTCGATGTCGTTAGAGTGGCCAATTCCACCATCCCCCAGAACATCATCGTCGGCAGCACCATCGAGGAGATAGACGGCTCCGTTGCGAAGGCTCAATCCATCGCCACCGCCGTTAAGGCCAACCTCGAAGCCCAGGCCAAAGAAGCTAAAGTCCCGGCCGGGGCGCCCACCAGGGGCGAGATATCCCTCGAGAGCTTAACCCCCAGGGAGAAGATCGCCGCTGGAATTCAGCAAAAAGGAGGAACTAGCTAACTATGAGCATACTTTTAGAAGAAGCATCTAAACTCTCGACCGATATCCTCTTGAAGGGTATCATCGAGACCATCGTCAAGGACAGCCCCATCCTGCAAAAGCTGCCCTTCATTCAGATTGTCGGTAACAGTCTGAAATACAATAGAGAGAAGACTCTCCCCTCAGCCGCCTTTTATGCCCCGGTGACAGGCACTTGGGTTACCAGTCCGCCCGCTTTTGAGCAGTGCGCTGCTTCTCTGACCGTCCTGGGTGTGGATGCCGACGTAGACAGTTTCCTCAAAGCCACCAGGTCGAATGTCCAGGACCTCGAGACAGCCTGCATCGAGCTCGCCGCCAAGTCCGTCAGGCACAAGTTCGAGGATACCTTCCTCAACGGCGAGGTCAGCGGCGACGCCAACTCGTTTGACGGGCTCTGGAAGACTCTTAAGGGCACAGCCTGGACCGCCGACACCGTCAAAGCCGTGGGAGACGTCGTCGTGCCCACCGCCGGCCTCGAGAACGGCTTTCGCTACGAGTGCACGGCCTCAGCCGGTGACCACAAGACTCACGCCACCACCGAGCCAACCTGGCCCACCGCCGAGGGTGCAACAGTCGTGGATGATCAGATCACCTGGACCTGCCGACTCGGCAACCACCTTGGCTCAGGCGCTAATGGCGCCACCCTTTCCTTCACCGGCCTGGATAAGCTCATCGACCTGGTCAGAGGCGGCAAGCCCGACCTGCTTTTGATGAGCCGCCGCAGCCGTCGGAAGATTGCCACCTTGGCCCGAGCTGCCGGCACCAACCTTCTCATCGGAGAGGGCAAGCTCGGCGAGTTCGTCGAGCTTTATAACGGCATCCCTGTGGCCATCTCCGACTGGGTCAAGGATAACTACACTGTCGGCACGTCCTCGGATTGCTCCGCCATCTTCGCCTTCCAGATGGGAGAGGGCGCTGTCTGTGGCCTGTCCAGCCCCGAGATGCTGCAGATTGAGCGTTTGGGCTCCCTGGAGACCAAGGACGCCTCACGTACCCGCATAAAGTGGTACGTCAGCATGGCCGACTTCTCCATCGTCAAAGCCGCCATGCTCACGGGAGTGAGAGACTAATGACTATGCCAGGGTGCACCTCATTCCCTGGTATGCCTGGTCGACCTCCTTTCATCATTTTGAGGCGGGAGGGGGAAAGTCGAGCCCCCTCCCTACCCTCAAAGGAGCTTTGATATGAACCTAGTCGAAATGAGAGCCCGGGTCCGTGAGGACCTCCAGGACACCGACAGCCAGAACTACCGCTGGACAGACGACGAAGTCGACGGCGCCATCGACAGGGTAGTCATGGAGTACTCCCTCCGCGCCCCCATCCAGCAGCAGACTGATATCGCCACCACCGACGGCGATACCGAGCTCGATATCTCGGGCCTGTCTGGCCTGCTTAAAGTCGAGTCCGTCGAGTTTCCCATCGGAAAGACCCCTAGATATCTGCAGCGGTTCGACCATTGGTCCGGCAAGCTCTATATGGAGGACGAGGGGGACGGCAGCAACGCCAGGGTGAGATGGCTTAAGAAGCACACGCTTGCTGTCGGGTCCACCACTATCCCAACCGAGCACGACGAGATTATAGTCCTCGGTGCGACAGGCTACTTAGCCATGTCTGCCTCGGCCTACACAGTTGACAGAGCTACTATCGCTGGGCATTATGGCACCATCAGCTACAAGGCCTGGGGTAAAGAGCGCCTTGACCGCTACGACAAGAAGCTTAAGGAGGCCGCCCATGGGCGCCGGGTAATCCCGAGGACGCTCTATACCCAGGACGACTAGCCTCAAAGTGATGCAGATTGATGATGTTTGATGATTGAGCTCGCTATTCTTAAAAACTTCGACAGCGGCACCTATAAGGCAGCCGTCCAGCTCGTAGGCTCCCTGACCACCTACTTCGACGCCGTTAGCGTATCTAAAAGCATCCCATCGTCAGCTCTGGTCGTCGGCAACTTCGTCATCGTGGCCATCCCTGGCGGCAACCCCAAGGACGCTTGTGTCATCGCTAGCTGGCCCCAGGGCAGCGGCGGCGGAGGTGCTGGCTCATTCCTGGAACTCTCCGACACCCCCGATAGCTATTCAGGCCAGGCCGGCAAATCAGCCAAAGTCAAAGCCAACGAGTCAGGACTAGAGTTCTTCTCAGCTTGGGAGAAGGTGGCCGAGGTTCTAGTCCCTTCCAACTGCGACTACGTGGATTTTAACAGTTTGAATATAAATATTGACAAGGTCTACACGCTCTTTGCTCTTCTTAAAAATGGTTCAGCAACCATGACAGAGATTTACCTTTACCGCAACGGTGACTACACCAATGCCAACTACTACCTCCAATACCTCAGAGTCTATGGCACTTCGATAGGATATGACCGACTAAACTCACCCAACGTCATGTGGATGCCCGGCAGCGGAGTAACATTCGGCTATGTAAATATAGCCCGCAGCATCCTTGGCCACATGCTGGCCGGCTGTCTATACCCCCAAAACTCAGGTTCCGCTATCGAAATCAGTATGCGTATGGTGAGCAGCGCCAACACAACATCGAACATCACTAGCCTGAGAATTGCTGCCTACATGGCTGGCGGCATCGGTGCCGGCTCCATTCTCATTCTCTGCAAACCGAGGACAAGCTAATGAAAGGAGTAATAGTAGATTGCAAAACGGGCAAGGTCAGGGAGATTGACGATGGATTCCCTATGCCTGAATATACCACTCCTGAACCTGAATTGAAGAGCCTTGACCTGGCTGAAGTAGCACAAAAGCTAAAGGAATTTGACCAGCTCAAAGCCGAATTCTCAGAGCTCAAGAAAGCCATGAGTAAATAGCTGTGTCCATAGGAGGAAACCATGAGTAAATTAACAGAAGCACTACACAAAGAGAAGACCAAAGAGGGACTTCCCAAAGAAGCCTTCGCCATTGTCGGCGATCCCCAGGATCCTGAGACCTGGAAGCTTCCCCATCACACCAAAGAAATCGCCCGGGCCACTAAAGGACGGCTCGATATCGAGAAGACCGTGGACTGGGACAGGATGCCCGCAGCCGTCGCTGCCTTAAGTCGAGGTGGTTATCGGGGGGAGAGAGTCCAGGCCTCAGCGGAGGACATCATCAAGGCCGCCCGCCACCTGGCCAGACACTATGAGGCAGCCGGCAAGCCCGTCCCCGACACCCTGGGCGCCCTAATCTAGTCCCCCTCTTAAAATAAGAGGGGGTTAGGGGAGTTATGAGTATAAATACACTCAAAAAGGACAACAGGGGCTTTCTTGAGCCTCCCAGGGGCTATCAAGGAGGTTTAGATGAGTGATTTTATCCCCGCGGAAGTAGCAGCACCCATGGGATTGTTCATGGGCTGCCTGGCGCGAGCGCTATTGCCGTTCTTCAAGAAGAAATATCAGGAAGCCCAACCAAGCCTACGGTGGGAAAACAGATACACGTGGACGCTGCTCTTTTCCATTTTCATGTCCTTCGTCGCAGCCACATTTCTGTTACCGACCTTCGAAATACCAGCGGCCAATGTCTTCCCACTAGCCTTTATCATGGGCTGGTCGTCCCTGGATATCGTCAACGGACTGGCCAAGTAGATAACATCGCCAAAGGAGGCAACATGAAAATAAAGATTCGAACGCAGCAAGTAGTAGATTGCCCCAAAGAAAGGCGAGACGTCCCGCTTTCCACCTTGACGGCAGGGGTAAACCGCACCCAACTAGCCTGCCGACATTGCCCACTATTCGAGAAGGCGACGTGCAATTACGTGACCTGTAAATACGAAGGTAAGTGAGCGGCCCATGAACCAGAGAACGATAGGCAAGTTCTTCGGCTGGTTTAACCCCGAGAACTTTATGGATACCTACCAGGAGTGGCACGCCCTGGTCGAGGGTTTCTGCGAAGTCCTGTGCCCCTGGCCGGCCCGGCATCAGCTCTCTGGCGAGCTACTAACCGACTTGCAGGGCGACCACCACTACTACATGTTCGGCCGGGCCCTGGGCATCATCGCCTGGCTCATCATCGCCAAAATCGTCCAGGAGGCCTTTGGGTAAAACCAAAAATTAAAATGCAAAAAGCAAAAACACAGGGCAAAAATCAAAAATCTTTAACCTTTAATTTGTCATTTTGACTTTTTATCTTTGATGTTTGAATTATGAGGACTTTATCCGCCACCTTACTCGCCGCCCAGAAAAAGGCCGGCCGCCTCCCCTACGTCGAGGCCGTAGTCTATGACTATGAGCAGGGCATCAAGAGGTTATCCTGGACGAGGCTTTACACCGGCAGCGAGCCCGACAATCATCATGGCATAGCTTTCGATGGAGAGGGCTCCATGCACCGCATCAGAGCGGCGGCCGGCAATATCCTGTACCGCCAGAAAATCACGAACCCTGGCCCGAGCTCCGACTATTCCCAGTGGATCCAAATCGCCACGGACTGCGCCGGTCCCTGTGCCATCGCCGCCTATGGAGCTAAGGTTTACATCTTCTACCGCACCACGGGCAACGTCCTCTGGAAGTACTACAGCCATGATTATGGCCAGACCTGGAATAATGCTCAGCTCGTCGCCTATGCCGATGTCCTCTCCCTGGCGGCGTGTTGGTGGGGGACGGGCGACACTGTAGTCTGCTTCGCCCTTAAGTCCAACCAGCTCAACGGCATCACCCTGGTCACCAGCACTCAGACTGCCACTCAGCATACCTGGTCCGACCCCACCCATCCCTTGCTCGATACCTACGGCATCGGAGCTACTTATAATCCCTTCTGGCCCGCCATGGAGGTCGTCTTTGCCGGCAAGGAATCCGACACCCCCTACAACCACTACGACCTCTTCAGGACTTGGTTCTCCAACACCTACAACTTCCTGGCCCTGGAGAGCTTCCTCATGGCCCCGGATGGAGAGGGCGTCACTTATGAGTACCCCGACTGCCACCTACCCGCCAACGCCCAGTCCTACGAGACCAATCGTATTGTGGCGGTAGAGAAGTTTGAGGGAACAACCGCCTATACCCGCCCCCTCACCTGCCACATGGTCAAGGGCACATATTGGAGCGACAGCACCTTTACCGAGCCCAAGCCCTTCCTGGACATCAGCTCGACTTACGGCTTGAGGCTCCAGAGCACCGCCGACTACTGGTGGATGGAGAGGCCCGACGGAGTCTGGAGAGCCCCCCGCCCCGCCGCAGCTCCCCTCACCCTCACCACCGACGCCCCGAGCGGTCGGATCCAATCCCTCGCGCAGCGCACCTCTCCCTTGACGGGAGGGGGCCAGGGTGAGGGTGGACTAATTATCACCCTTGACAACTCCAAAGGCCAGTACGCCCTCCCTGGGCAGGGAGGCCTCGCTTCGCTTCGCTTCCGCAGCGAAATTGTCCTTAAGCTCGGCTACAAGACGACCGCAGGCGATGAGACCTCCGAGGCCGGCACCTACTGGGTTGATTCCTGGGAGTATTCGTCAGACCCGAACATGTCCCGATTCACCCTTTATTGCTTGGACGGATCAGGCCTGGCGGACCGCTGGACGGCCCGCTATCAGATGAGGTGGAATAAGGACGACGTCAACCCCAAGAGCGTCTGGCAAATCCTTTACCAAATCCTGGCCAGGGTCGGCATAAAGCTCACCAACACCCCCGCCAAGCCGCAATCCTCCGCCATCAATAACTTTTATCCCGACTTTACCGTCAACCCGGGCGCCAATGGGGACGCCGCCATCAGGAGGCTTTTGGCCTTCGTCCCCGACGGGCTCGTCTTTCGGGACCAGGAGGCTTTCACCAAGAACCCCCTGGCCAATGAGACCTCATGTTACTCGTACGGAACAGACCACGTCATCCTTAGCGGGAGGTACACCGACGCCGTTACCACTTCCCGGGCCCGTGCCATTGGCCAGGACGAGGAGGCTGCCCGAATTGTTAAGGACGCCTTCGACTGGCCCGCTCTGCAGCTCGTCATAGACATACTCGAACAAGTCTACGACCCCAACCTCCAGACGGCCACCAGGGCCCAGGAGAGAGCCGACGCCCTACTCCGCCATGTCACCCTGAGCGCAGCGAAGGGTCTCATTGTTGTCCCCACCAACGTTGGCCAGGAGCTTTACGATGTCGTCGAGGTCACCGACGCCCGCTGCGGCATCGACCAGGTGAAGTATCGGGTCCTCGCCATCCAGACCGACTACGACCGCCGCCAGGGCCGTTATGACCAGCGGCTCGCTTTGGGGGCGCCATGATTTGTTTTCCGAAAAAAAATCGGCAGCCGAAACCACCCCGCCCTTATGGTAGGGCTTAAGATGAAACTTCAGCCGCATTACTTTTGCCCGAGGGGGCACAGAACCCGGGACAGACGGGGGAAGCTGGGCGCCAGGAAAGGCGACGTCAAGGCCTGCTACGTCCGTATTAAGAGGCGCTGGGTTCGAATCGGCACGATTTGCCTCGCCTGCGGCCAATTTGCCTCAGAATTGTGACTCCCTCTTAAAAAGACAGAGAGAAGCAACAATGAGGGGCCTAAAAGGAAATAGGGGGAGTCAAACAACGAAGCCTAAACAAAGAAGCCAGTCAAGTAAAGGAAGAAGCTAGAGAAGAAGAAGGAGAACAATGAGACTAGAAGAAGCCAAGCAAATAGCAAAGAGAGTAAAGGAAACTCTAGCGCCTTACTGTGAAAGGATAGAGATAGCAGGAAGTATAAGAAGGCGGAAGCCCATCGTCAACGACATCGACCTCGTCATCATAGAGAAGCCAGACGCAGCTCTCCAACTCACCACACTTCTCTTTAGCATGGGAGTCCTTAAGCTCAATGGCCCAGATATAAAGAGACTCTACCTTCCCAACGACAACATCACCCTAGACATCTACATCGCCACACCCGCCACGTGGGCCACGTTGTTACTCATAAGGACAGGTAGTAAAGAGAACAACATCAGGCTATGCAGCCTGGCCAGAACCAAAGGCTGGCATCTAAAAGCTAGCGGAGATGGACTGTTTGACGAGGACGACAACAGAGTGGCAGGAGATACCGAGCAATCTATATACCAGGCGTTAGGCGTTCCTTACCAGGAGCCAGAGGAGAGAGACTGACAGTATGGTATGTAAGCTAGTCGAAGGTAAAACCGAGGAAGAGGAGCGCCAGCTCTGCCTCAATTGCCCCTTCCCTCAGTGCGTCCATGACCTCGAGAAACCACCGCTCACCTATGAGGAGCACAAGGATGAGGTGGCTGCCTCTCAGCGCAGGTACAGAGAGGAGCACAAGGATGAGGTGGCTGCCTCTCATCGCAGGTACTATGAGGAGCACAAGGATGAGGTGGCTGCCTATCAGCGCAGGTACAGAGAGGAGCACAAGGATGAGGTGGCTGCCTATCAGCGCAGGTACAGAGAGGAGCACAAGGATGAGGTGGCTGCCTCTCATCGCAGGTACTATGAGGAGCACAAGGATGAGGTGGCAAGTGTTTGTTTAAGCCAGACATAA